GAGTTTCTGTTATTTGTTTGTTTATACCTGGCTGAAAACCTATCTTTTGTAGCATATAACCTCATTGTATTACATCTTCGCAAATGCTGGAAGACCTAACATTGGCCGTTTATCAAACTTGTTTTTTTCAGCAAAAGGTCCATTCTTGTGGTTATAGTGTAGAAACACTTGTCCACATACTTGGCCCTCAAAAGGCTCTCGCCAATGCTCAAGTTCACAGCCACTATATACTAGCATGTCGCCCACTTCAAGCAAGACTTTATTACCTTTATCTTGAGTAGGTTCGTATTTTTGTACCCTATGTTGACCTACCTTTGGACCATAAGTATATCCAGCGTTTGGATCAGGGTTAATAAATATAGGCCATGGATTACCACCTAAATTAATAGTGGTAGATATCTCACAAGATGCTCTATCTTTGTGTCTATGTAAAATATCTCCGTGTTTATATAATCTAGCGTATGAATAGGTTGGAATTAAATCTAAACCTGTTTCTTCTTGCATTTTAGGTAACACTTTAACTAATAAAGTCTCCATTACAGGATCCGCATAATGAGAGTATGTGTTAGGTATTTGTTGATCAGTCCATGTGCCCAACATGTTATTATCATAAATTATATTGTTTTGATACATGTAAGCCACAGCTTCTCTTTTAAGAAGAAAGTAATTAAATATAAAATTAGCTAATTCATAGCTAATGGCATTTTTAATTGTTTGATATTTATTGAAAGCCATTTTGTATAAAATTAAAACTTACTGATATTCTTATATCATTAGATAAATTAGGTTCAACACAATGCCAAAGATAAAAAGGAAACATTATAATTCTACCTTCTTTTGGTTCAAAATGCACTTCTCTCCATAAATCTTTTGGAGGTTTTCCTGGTTTTCTTGTTGGCATATTTAATTGTGCTCCTGCTCTTGGTTCATTACAAACTAAATCACCAGAATTTTTTGGGGCCTTTATGTAATATACCCCGCTAAATAAACTATTAGGATGTATATGTGGAGCATTATATCCACCTGGTGGATTTATATTAGCCCACATATTACCTAACAATGGTTCTCTATCTAACCACTCTTCTTTCCATATATTTTGCATCATTGCAAATAATTCTTTAACTAAAGGTTCAAACACAGGCATCTTATGCATTTCTGTTGTAGAATGCCAACCATTTCTATTTGTTTTTTTAATTCCTGGATCTCGTTTAGACCATTCAATTATTTCTTTTTCAAATAATCCATTATCTAAATTAACATCTTTACCATAAATAAAAGTTGGAAAAAAAGACTCTTTAATCATCTAAAAGGTTTACCTCCAAACCAAACAACTAAAGATTGCCTAACACCTTTTGTTACTGGTTGTACTCTGTGATTTAAAAACGATGCAAATATAATTGCATGACCTTGTTTAAGTTCTGCAAACTTACCTGGTGCCATTAATTCTAAATCTCCGCCTTCAAACTCTGATGGATCATTTAATAATAATGTCATTGATATTTTTCTAACCGGTGGTTCGTGTTGCATGTTTACATCACAATCCATGTGCCAATCATAAAACCCTCCTTCAGGATATTCTGTAAACTGCGCATTTTCTGTAATCTGTATATCTCCAAAACCAAAATGATTTTCATTTGCTTTTTGTATAAAATTATTAAGGTCTACATACATGTGACCCATTTCTTTAAATGGTATCCAAGAAATTGTTGTTACTCTTTTTTTAGCATCAGTGCCACCACCAGGTTTACCCATACCAACTTGTGCTTGTTGTGGTTTTTGTGCTCTACCTGATTCTATAATTTGTCTACATTGATCGGGTGTAAACAATGGTGAGGTAGTTTGTACTATCCAACTTTTCCATTTAGGTTCTGTAATGTGTCTGTTTTCGTACATTAATTTACTCCTCTATTTTTAATTGGGTCATACTTTACATCCATATTTGCAGCTAGTGTTCGTCTCATACCTGGACCATTAAATGGATAAACACAATGTCTCATATCATATGGAAAAATAAAAAAGTCTCTTTCTTTAATGTTTGGTTGATAATCTACATTTGCAAACATTCCACTAGAAGAACCTAGTATTTGTAGTCTACCGTTTTGTGGTGCATCTGGTGATGAGTATTCTACACCATAAGACTCCGGTAATTTTAAAATCATAACAGAAGACAAACCTGTAAACAATGATCCTTGATGCACGTGCACTGGATTATATTCATGTTGAAACATTGTGTTAACCCAAATAGAATTTAAATGTAAATTATATTCTTTTACTTTATTCCAATCTAAATAATGTCTAAACTTTTGTTCAAACCAAATTAATACATTATTAGGTAAATGATTATGTTTAGTCATTTTAAGACTATCTTCGCCATCATAAAATAAACTGTGTTCTTTTTCTATTTTACCCACTAATTGTTTATTAGCGGGTTTTAATTTAGGATACTTTGTTTCGTAAATGTGATTAATAATTTCATATACATCAAGAGGCACTTGATATTTTAATACCGACTGACCTAAAAATACAAAATTAAAATCTGATGTGTCCATATTTTTGTTTAATCCTTTCTGGAATTTTTTCTATATAGGGGTTATATACTTTTCTAACTGGTCCATCAAATAGTTTGTGCATATTACTACCAACTATTTTATCATCGTAAGATAAACCGTTTACATTGACTTGATCTACATTATTAAATTTGTGATAAAAATAAGGCTCTTCTATAAACTCATATATTTTTTTAAATTCTTGTTCTGGATTTGTAACTATGTCATCGTATTTTACATAATGACAAATGTCTTTATAGTTATATGAATTTTTTATAGCTTCTAAATCTTTTGCAACAGCGCCATCTTTATTCATTATCATTGCAAGTTTTTCTTCATCTGTATTTAAATTATATCTGTTAGGAAATGCATCAGGGTTTTCTGTGTACCATTGCATATAACTAGCTAACACATCCATTAAATCTCTAAGTAACACAATACATTTAAAAGGTCGTTTATAATGTTTTTGCATTAATGCAAAATTACCTGATGTCATAACGGGACCTCTATCTATTATTATTCTTTGTGGCCAATCTTTATAATAAGTGTCAAACACAGAATCTAATACATTATCTAAAGACTTGTGATCTGGATAATTTAAAAATACATCAGTTTGTTTTAACAAAAACAAATCTTTCATTATCTCTAATGTAATGGAATTAGCTGTTGCAGCAATAGCTGGATTTTGATTCATAATACTTGCAAATAAAGTATTACCCGATCTAGGTTGTGCTACTAGAAATAAAAGTTTTTTACTTGTCTTTTGCTCCAAGGTCACTTGTCAATTGTTCTTTCTTGTTGTAAATCATTTCTCCTGATTTTTTAACTCTTTCTATTGTTTGTAATTGTCCTAGTACATTAAACACTTCAGGTTGTGATGAACCTGATGTTAATGTCTCTGCTTTGTTTTTCATAATTAAATGATATGAATCTAATTGGTGTCTGTTAACATCTTGAGTATCAAATGAACCATCATCAAATTCTTTTTTAAGAGTGGACCAAAGTTTAATTTCTCTCATTCTATCTCTTGCAACCAACTGCATATTAGCTAAACCGTATCTAGCTTCATCTAAATCTATTTGATATTTTTCTAATTTGTATTCATCAGTTTCAGATTTTAATTTTTTTTCTAACCATTTAACTTTTGCTTCTTGTCTTCTACAATCAAAAGATAGACTCATTAAATTTTCTAAGAATACGTTTTGCTCCCTAACACATTGCCAATACTTTGCAGCTTTAGTTGGATACTTTGCATCTTGTAACACAGACATCCTCATTTCTGTCTCTGTTCTAAATACTTGTTTCTTGGTCCATGTGTCACGAAGCTCGGCTGTCATAGCCTTAAACTCTTTAACGTCTTCTGGATCTAATAAATTATTTAAACTTGGTGCTTCTTTTTCAATAAGCGCATGTATGTTTCTTTTTTCTGTCATAATATCCTTTCGTTAATGACTATAAACTATATTAACTAGTTGTCAATGTAGAAGCTGTAACGGTTTCTGTTCCACCAGTAAATTCTTCGGTTGCATCAGTTCCACCTGAACCAGGAGGAGATCCTCCATAAACAATTCCAGCAGTTGATGTACCTCCACCGCCTGTTTGTCCTCTTGCGGTAGCCATGCTAGCTGTTGCTGACCAACTAGTTCCATCATATTGTTCAGTTACAGCACTTGCAGGCGGAAGACCTCCATAAACTAAAGCAGCTGTCTGTAGTCCTCCTGTATTTGGAGCACTTGCCATTCTTGCTGTATTCATAGTTCCTGGTGAAGCAGTCCAAGATGTTCCATTATATTCTTCAGTTGAACCAGTTAGAGTATCATCTGAAGGTGTATTACCTCCAGAATTTAATGCAGCAGTTTGAATCCCTGATCCCATGTTATTTCTAACTGCGGTGTTTAAATCATTTGAATTTGACCAAGAAGAACCATTCCATTCCTCTGTTTTAGCAGATACACTAGGTTCTGGTCTACCACCAAAAGCAAGAGCTGCTGTTTGTGTTCCACAACTTCCTAACATTCTTCTTGCTGTATTTAGTGACGGACTTGATGTCCAATTACTTCCATCCCAAGATTCATATACATCGTTACTTCCACCAAAGGCAAGTGCTGCTGTTTGTGTTCCTGCAGCTCCTACACCATAACCTGCTGTACCTAAGTTATTTACTTCACTCCAAGATGATCCGTTATATAATTCTGTTTCATTTGCAGACCCTGGTTTAAATCCACCAAAAGCAACTATAGCTGTTTTTGTTCCACACCCTGATATATATCTTCTAGATGTTCCTAAAGCACCACCACTAGACCATGCTGCTTTTGTAATTGCATTAATGTTTGCATTGTATTCTTCTGTCGTTGTTGGATAAGCTGTTCCAGTGTATCCTGCTGCAACTATTGCTGCACTTGCGTTTCCAGATTTAGAATGAATAGTTCCATTTCTCGCAGTAGCCATGCTTACTGTAGTTGACCAAACACTGCCATCCCAATCTTCAGTAACACCTGTTCTTCCTGGTGCTCCAGCACCACCCATATATAATCCACTTGTTTGAGTTCCTATAAAACCTGAACCATATCTAGCAAGACTCATATTGTTTTGTTCTGACCAAGAGGAGCCATCAAAAGTTTCAGTGTTACCTGTAGTGGGATTACCACCAGAAAATATTGCTGCAGTTTGAGTTCCGCCACCACCTCTTGTAAAATTTCTTCCGGTAACTACATCTGAACCGGGACTTGGAAGATCTGTCCAGTTTGTGCCATCATAAGAAACTGTTTTTGCACTTGTATCTTGTGGATTACCATACCCACCATAAACTAATCCAGCAGTTAAAGTTCCTGATGCAGCACCAAAACTACCTTGATTGTTTGGCATGTTTGTAACACTTGTCCAAGAACTACCATTCCATTCTTCTGTTGCTTGAGTTAGAGTTGGACTAGCGGGAGAGTAATCTCCTCCAGATGCAACACACGAAGTTGAAGTGCCAAAAGTATAAGGTGCTCTTCTATTAGTATTTAAATTAGGTTGGGCAGACCAACTAAAACCACTATACTCAATACATAAATTGTGAGCAGGTTGTGGACTAGGTCCAACACCAGCAATACCTAAAGTATCTGTTGTGCCACCAACAGCTCCTGGATAATAAAACGTTGTTGGAACAGTCCCTCCAGAAGAAAAAGCTTTAATTTTTACTAATGCTTTGTTAATTCCTGTAGTCGAGTTATACCATATCTGTCCTTCGGTCGTCGAATCTAACGTCGGATCCGAAGTTAAATATTTTACTCTTGTACCTGTTATATCCTGGTAATCTGACATTTAAAAAATCCTTATGGAAGAGTAATATCAGTTGGTCTAGTATTGTTTGGTCCAGCTTTTTCTTCGTCAGACAAAGCATCCCACGCAGCTTGTGCAGCAGTTACCTCTGCATCTACAAGAGCTTGTGCTTCTGCTTTAGTCTTTTCAACACCGTTCTTTTCAGCTAACCATAAAGCGCCTTTTTCGTTGTTACCAACGACCCAAACGTCTGCAGGATAACCTCTAAGAA